GTCCAAACCGCGAGGTCATTGTGGTACTACATTTCCCAGTGGCGAGGCGGTAAAATTCCCGGTATCGATAGCTAAGAAAAACGCCCGGTATTGAAACCGAGCGCTGGAATTTACAAAGACACAAGCATGATCAATATGGCGATGATGCCGATGACGATATCCATTTTGTATACCCTTTCATTTTCATTGCACTAGTTCCTTTAGCCTATTGAACCGTTCCGATACCAGCGGTGCATGGTATTCGGAATTGTCGGCGTGATGTGGATGGCGTTGGCGAAACACTTGCCAGGCATCGTGGGCCTGAAAATATATCTTCGCCGCCGCGGCGATCTGGCGCAGCTTTGGCACCTCTGTGTCAACATCTGCGACGATGGCGATGGTCCTGGCTCGGTGAGGCAACCGCGTAATATAGCCGCGCATTTCCAATGCGGTTACCAGCCGAGAGGCGCCACTCTTCGACGCCAACCCCATACCATTGAGAATATCCTCATAGCTTGGCGCGTTGCCATTGGCATCGATGTATCCATCGATAAACTCCAGGCACCGCCGCTGCTGCTTGGTCAGGCCCGCCCTCATTCCCCTGCCTCCTTCGCCTTGGCACTCAATTCTCCCGCCTCCTTCGCCTTCGCCGACAGCATGCGGATCAGCCGCCTGTAGTCCTTGGCAAGCTGTTCCGCCATCGCTGGAGCCTCATCCTTAATACGGGCGATGGTGTCGTTGTTTTTCTTTTTGAACGCGGCGATATCGTGCCGGCGAACAGTGAAAATGCATTCGCCATCGTCGGCGATGCGATTGACCACGTCGGTGAACGTGGCGATCCACTCGGATACGGACCCACAGGCGTCGATCTCGCCGTCATTGGGCATAACCAACTCCCACGCCGGGGCATCGGGGTCCATTTCCTCGACAGGCGTCTCAGAGGACGCCTCAAGCGTTTGCGTATCTTCCGGCACCCCAGGGCCATCGGCCACCTCTGAAGCCTCTGTGGCCTCAACCTCGCTGGCCTTTTTTCCCGGTTTCGGCGCCGCAATGGCGTCGAGCGGGTTCACCGGCGGCGTGACATCCTTGATCGGATAGTCTTCTGCCTCATCTACACTGATGACGCCTTTGAGGGCGTCGGGGAACGCATCGCGCACCGCAAATCCCCTCGCCCGCATCGCCAGCATCCTTTTTGGATACTGCTTCCAGGGACCGCCCTTCCCCCACAGGTTGGCGCGTTTGGCATCACCGACAGAAAATGTCCGCGTGGTGACAACGTCTCGGTTTTTTACCACCCGCACAATCGTGCAAGTAGCCTCTTCCCCTTCGATGTTTTCTTGATGCCCGCCATATTCTGGGTGGCTGGTCACCAGCGCCATCATGGCATCGCCATATATGGCCGGCTTTCCATTGATGACGGCAATTCCCTGCAAGGCTTGCATCGGCGGCAAACCTATTTCGCTGCCCCATTGGATGGCGACAAGGATATCGCCGGGCTTTCCCTTAAAGTTTGCCGGCACCATCGATGACGACGCCAGTGTCTCGCTGAACTTGACGGCGCCTTCGAACGTGGTCGGCGTCAGCATGCCGGTGGTTGCTGGGATACCCATCACGCCACCTCCTTCACGGTTACCGTCTTGGAACGGACAGTCTTCGCCGCCTTGGCCGGCGTGGTCTTTTCCGGCTGCGCCTTCATGTTTCGCATCCCCCACTTGATCTCGTAGGCGCCGCACTTGGCGAGGCCGTGGTTGCCCATATAACTCTGGATCGCGAGGTTTGCGTCACCTATCACCTGTTCACACGTTTTGATCGCTTCCTTAGAAGTTACTATGGCCTTGGCGAAGGTCGCGCATTCTGCTTCAAGGATGATCGGCACCTCCTCATCTGCTTCCGGGTACAGCAGTAGCGCATCGCCGGGGTGGGCCCGTTCCAGATCGTACCATTCGCCCGTCGTGAGGCGCTGGTCGAAATCCAGCACCGCTTCCGAGATGGCGGCGACGGTGCCAGGGTGCGGCGCGAACAGGAATATCCGCATTTCGATGCCTTGATACAGGACGCATACCGCGGCCCACTTGAATCCAGAACACATCATCTGACCCTGCGCCTGGATCGGGCCGCGATGCAGCGCCGGCACGTCTTCCGGCCGCACCGAGGTGACCTTGTTTTCGATGCAACCGCAGCCGTCCAGGGTAATGATGTCGGCGCCGACCACATAGATGCCGGCGTCGGGATCGGTGACGAACGTCACCGGTTTCTCGAACTCACCGACAGCGTCGAGCGATGCCTGGAGGGGGAGTTCCGGGTGGATGTACGGCTCGGTGATCTCGGTCACCAGCCGGTCCACGCCGAGGCGTTCGCCGGCGATCTTGATGCAGACCGGCTCTAGTGTATTCCCCCAGCCTGTTGCCTCGTTGCCGGCCCAAGGTTCAAGGGTGCCGGCGATGGCATCCCTCGAATATTGAAGTTCCTCATTGCGGCTACTGTAGGGCGAATGCCCCAATAGAGCGGGCAGTCGTGAAACACTCATCTGTTTATCGTCCGTTACTTTTCCAACCATTTCATGGCTCCTGTTGTGTATGTTTTAGGGTTGTTGTCAGCGGGCTTGACAGCCCAATATTGCTCAACCGGCATGACACCAGACGATGGCTTTACCGTTACTTTTCCAACCATCGGCATGACACCAGACGATGGCTTTGCGGCCCGACGAATTGGGCCGGCGGGCGCCAGTGTCCTTTATCATTCCAAGTTTGTTGAGTTCCGTGACACGGGGGCGAATGGTGAGGATGCTTTCCCCCAGCCGGTCGGCGATTTCGTCCGCGGTAAAGCCACCACGCGACAGCACCGTCAGGCACTTTTCGCGCAGCGTGCTGACCCGCGGCCGCACTTGTTCAGCGGCGTCGATTGATGTATCAACGGTCGCCACTCCCGGTCCTGCCGGGTATCGGTCAAAGAGGTCCATGATCAGACCTCAAAAACCGATAGCAGCACCAGCGCCGCCGTCAAGGCGATAAAAATCAACGCTGCTGCTAGGATTGAACCCCAGACCCAATTCACAAATTGTATGATTGGCTCCGTTCTATCCTCACTATAAATTATGCGACAACATCTCATGCTTCCACTCCTTCCAGTTAGGTTGAATGTGGCCCTTCACCACTTGTCTAGCCGGCTGTCGGTTTCTCCCGCCAGCCACTTCATATCGCCGTCCGCGTAAGATTTAAGCACCTGATTGGCGCCATATACGGTAACGCGGGCGTCGAACATTTTGTTCACGTTGGTCTGCCTCTTCCGGCCGGCGATCTCGTCCAATACTTGCGCCAGTTCCATCAGGACATTGGCGGCATTTCTAACATGATCGGTGTGTAATAGCGGTATCGCCAGCCGTGCGCCAGATGTTCCCATCAGTCGCAGGGCGCGGAGTTGTTCCTGTTGCGAATTAAGCAAGAACCGATTTTCTTTTTTGGGCATTCCCTATTCTCCGTTTTTATATGGTGGCGCTCGTTTGCGCGGCGCCGCCCTCATATGCCGTTTGGAACATTATCAGAACATACGGCCCGTGTAAATGCCGCAATGCACTGTTTTGGTTGTTCCCTAATCATTCCTGTCACCCCTACCCCTTCCGGTCTAAAATTGACTTGACCTGTTGCGGGTGCCAGTTGGCGCGGCCGGTCGAGGTCTTGATGCCGCGGGCCTTGAGGGCGGTGGCGATCTCGCGCAGGGTTTTCAAGCCAGCCGCTTGAATCTGTTCGATGATGGGCAAGGTATTTTCAGCGAACTGCTGGGCGATAGCCGATTGCGTGGCGCGTCCATTGTGTCCCATATTGCGCAGCACGGCGCTGTCCTGCTGCCCGAGGCGGTCGATTTTCTTGCCGGCCTTGGTGACGCCCTTTTTCTTGAGCGCCGCCAGCGCCGCCTTGGTGCGCTCGGAAATTTGATCCCTCTCATATTCGGCCATCGCCGCCAGGATGTGCAGGGTCAGCCGGTTGGCATGCGGGTTGTCGGCTGCGACGAAGTCCACCTTGCTATCCATCATGTTGGTGATGAAGGCGAGGTTGCGTGAGAGCCGGTCCAGCTTGGCGACCACCAGCGTGGCCTTTGTCTTCTTGCAAAGCTCTATGGCGGCGTCGAGTTGCGGCCGGTCATTCTTCTTGCCGCTCTCGGTTTCAACGAACTCGCCGACCAGCTTCCAGTCGCCGCCGTTGAGGAACCGCTGCACGGTCTCCCGTTGGGCGTCGATGCCGAGGCCGGTGGCGCCCTGCCGCAAGGTGCTGACACGGTAATAGGCAACGTACTTGCCTGTGTGTTCGATGCCGCTGGCGTACTGTTCTGACATTAGGCTTCTCCGTTTATTTGTGCAGTTGCGAGGGGATCGCCGGCCTTGGCATAAGCGTACTGCATGAGGCCGATGTATTCATATTGCCAGACCTTCGACCATTCGCCCTTGTTGGTTACATACTGAACTTTGTATTTGGGGCGGAACTCGCCGGAATAATCACTGTATTCCGAGAAAATACTCACTATGCGCCCGACGCCATTGGACGCATGCACGATATCGCCCTCTCTGAAATATCCGTTTTTGAAGTAGGTGGACGGGCCGGGCTGATTGTCATAATCATTTCGCCAAGCCATTTCCAGTTTCCACCAATCAGGGTCATCGCCCCAAGGCTTGGGTGTGATATCGCCAACGGGGCCGAGTAGTTCTGGGGTTCTGATTATTCTCGTCATTGCTTTTCTCCGTTCTGTTTACCTACCCCGAAAGCCCCCGCTAATTTAATAGCCGGGGGCTGGGGGCATATAATTATGATGCTTGGTAACGATATTCGCCGGTTGAAACACGTTTTCCCCCTTGGAGTGCCTTGGTAATTTCCCAAGCCCGTAACACGACCAAGTGCTGACTAGCGATATGAGTTGCCAGTTCATCTGTAAGCGGCAAAGTGTCCAAGACTTGCCCTTTTAGTTCTTTATATTGGGGATGTTGTCTGCCGGCGGTTTTGATAATTGCCATCTGTTTTCTCCGTTGTTTCTGCTTTAGTGACCGGTTCGTTCCCGGTTGACGGTGTATATATAGCCGATGTATATCTTGCATGTCAACATGGCAGAGCAAGTTTTTTGAAAAAAAATACCACATTGAATAAAACCCCATATTTTCTGCGCCTTGAGCCGTCGTTAATTGAAGGCGCGCAGATGATTTCAAAGCGTGAAGGCGTGACGGTGACCAGCATTGTCGAGGATGCGTTGACGGCGCACCTCAAGCATCGGGTCAAGGCGGTCATCAATCTGCCGCGGGATTGGCGGGGCGAAGAATGAAACGCCATCCCCTCGCCGATTTCACCATCGACGGCCCGCCCGTTGCCAAGGGCCGGCCACGCTTTAGCCGCGGCCGCACCTACACGCCGGCGAAGACCGCCGCCGCCGAGGAACGCATCCGAAATTTGGTGGCGCTGGAGTTCCACCAAGACCCGACCACCAAGCCAATCAACATCATGCTGTCTTTCGGGATGGAAATTCCAAAGTCGTGGACGAAGGCAAAGAAAGAGGACGCCCGTCAGGGATGGTTGCCGCACGTCTCGACCCCGGATTTAGATAATCTTGTCAAATTGGTCACCGACGCGCTGAACGGCGTGGTCTACAAAGATGATGCCCAGATCGTGCGCCTCGACGCGGCCAAGCTGTACCTGCCGGTGCCGGCGACAATCATAACGGTCTTTCCATATGACTAGTGTCAAAGGTGTCAAATACGACACGGCCAAGCCGCGTGTCGGCGCCATGATGGCGGACTTTGCGGGCGCCCTGACGGCCGTCGCCGCGGTCTGGACCCACGGTGCCGAAAAGTATGAGGACGGCGGCTGGCGCACCGTAGAGGGCAAGCTGGAGCGGTATACCGACGCCATGCAGCGGCATCTGCTGTCCGAATTAGGCGGCGAGGCCGACGATCCCGGCAGCGCCCTGCCCCACGCGGCGCACACTGCCTGGAACGCCTTGTGCCGGCTGCAAATCATCCTAGAGGCAGCGCCGGCGGAACCAACACCGGGGGTAACGGTTCCGCCAGGCGAGGCGGGCGGGTTGGCGGTTTTCTGTCCTCCGTCAACCCGCGCCCGCTCGGGCCGCGATAATAATGACACGTGAAGAGGCGAACCGCTATGCAAACGAAGTTGCGGCCCAAGGCATCGGCAAATACTGGCGCACCAGCCCAGCGGTGCCGCCTGGAAGACGAGCCGCGGAACAGGCTTGCCTTCATGGCCGGGAAAAACAGCGCACGGGCCCGTATGCCGCGGGGACGATTGAGCATTATTTCTGGATGGATGGCAGGGTAGCGGAAATGGAGTGGCAGGGTGAGTGAAATAACCACCGTAAATTCATCGAAAGATGTAGCGAATTACGATCCTGACAAGGGTTTGAAGGCCATCGCCGTCGCCGAGGCAGCGGAGAAGTACTACGCACGCGCCAAGGACAGCACGGCGCTTGAAGCGGCTATTGTCGCCAAGCTGACGGGGCAGAGAGACTTTGTTATTTGGTGGGATGGGCAGGAAAAAGACAAGGGTGGGGGTGATGTAAGAAACACCGATAACAGACCGGTTATTGGTGTTAAGGCCGAAAAATTTGGCCTGGACCTTATGACGGTTTCGCGGTGGCGTTCCCGCCTCAAAAGCGAAACCAAATTTGCCGAACAACTTGAAAAAGCCCATGCACGCTGCATCAAGGTTTGCGAGACGCCGAGCGTTCTCTATCCCCGCGCCGTCAACAGCGGCAATAACGAGTGGTACACGCCAGAGAAATATATTAAGGCCGCACGCGATGTGATGGGCGCCATCGATCTTGATCCGGCCAGTAGCGATGTTGCGCAGGAAACGGTTCAAGCCGCCGAGCATTTCACCCCGGCGGATGATGGTTTGGCGCTGCCATGGCATGGC